AATTTGTAACAGCTTTTTTTTCAGGTGCTTTTTTTGTCGAAAATTTGTCTCCACAATAAGAAACAAAAAAGGAATAAAGTGAGCAAAACAGGTTTGAAAATAGAAGCATCTAACAACGGTAAAAAGGGTTCTTTACGCATAGTAGAAGAAATAGGTGTAAACTCTTACACGGGATCCAGTTCAACTGTTCGTTATTATGTTGACAGCTTTATTGAAAAGGGATTTACGGATGTAGATGTTTACATTAATTCTAGGGGCGGTTCGGTATTTGAAGCTTCCGAAATAGCCAATGAATTAAAACGTGTTCCAAATGTAACTTTAACCATCGGTAGCGTTGCAGCAAGTGCAGCTACATATTTAATGGCAAAGTTCAAGTGTAGAGCTTATTCAAACTCACAATTTATGATTCACCGCCCTCGTATGACTGCTTCGGGTGATTCACAAGCAATTGAAAATGATTTAAAACTCCTAAACAATTTAACAAGCGACTATCGTTCGGCGTATGCACAAAAGATGCAGATAAGTGAAGAAGAAGTTGAAAACCTATTTAATAAAGGAGATTATTGGATGACCGCACAGGAAGCCAAAGAAAAAAAATTGCTTGATGAAATTATTGAAGAAGAAGAACAGGAAATTACCTCTTTAGATGTGGCTATTCTTACAGCCTGTGGCGCTCCTAACATTCCTGCGGTAAACTCAAACGCTGATAAACACAAAACAGATAATACGATGAATAGAAATGCAATGTTAGCCACATTAGGCTTGCCTGCTGATGCTACTGATGAACAAATGGAAGCAAAAGCAAAAGAGATTGCAGAAAAAGCTACTACAGCCGATGCAGCAAAGAACGAAGCAACTGCATTGAAAGAAGCAACTGCAAAAGCTATGGTACAAACCGCCATTGACGAAAAACGCATTCCTGCGGATGCTAAAGCACACTACGAAAAGTTAGCTGCTGCTGATTATGATGCTACGAAACAAATTTTAGCATCAATGAGTGTACCTGTAAAAGGTTCGGATTTTATAGATCCTAAAGCTAGCAATCAAGGTAACCAGGATGCACGCGCATCTTGGAAATTTGAAGATTTTGCCGAGAAAGACCCCGATGCTTTAAAAGCAATGATGGTTAAAGAACCGGAAAAGTTCGAAGCTCTTTCAAAAGATTATTTCGGATCATAAAGACGATTTAAACAGTATTTAAACAAAGTAGAAAAAGAAAACAAAGGTACAGTTGCAACCTATAGCAACAATTAAACATTAATTTATATATGAAAAAGTTTTTAAAGATTGGAGGTTTCGCCATTGTATTGGTAGCCTTAACATTTGCTCCACAAATTTTTGGAATGGGTAAAACCGACGGTATGCAATTAGATCTGGCTCTAACACCAGTTGCATTACCGGCATTAAATCAGTTAGCTGAAAAAGAAATGATTAAGAACTTCGGTAAAGATAGTTCTTGGATGGGCGAATTGCGCTCAAAACAACAATGGGTAAACAATGATGTTATTAAAATTCCTACACAAGGAGCGGCACCAACGGTATTGATTAATAACACTACTTACCCGATCAATAAAGCAACACGCCAGGACGGGCATATTGTTATTTCTTTAAACAAATTGGATACAACCAATACAATTGTAACTGATGACGAATTATATGCGTTGCCTTACGATAAAACAAGCGATGTACAGGAGCAACACCGTTTAACTTTAGAAGAAAAATACGCGGCTCACTCACTACATTCTTTAGCACCTGCTGAAAACACAACTAAAACTCCTGTTATCGTTGCTACAGGCGCAGCCGTGAATGGTAGAGCAACATTGACAAGCAAGGATGTTGTAAGATTAAAAAACGCACTTGATAAATTAAAGGTTCCACAAAAAGGGCGTGTACTGGTATTGTGCCCAGATCATGAAGCAGATTTATTGAATGAAGACCGTTCTTTTTACCAACAATACCATAATGCAAAAGATGGTGTACTGGCATCAAGTTACTACGGGTTTAAAATTTACGGATCTGTTGATACTGTAATGTACAATGCAGATAATGAAAAAGTAGCATTTGAGAGTGTTACAGGAACAAAAGTTTCATCTGTATGTTTCTATAACCAAACAGCATGTAAAGCTATCGGAACCGTAACGCGTTATGCAAGGGATTCAAAGGTTGATCCTGAAAATCGTGAAAGTGTGATTGGTTTCCGTGTATGGGCTATCGCAGTAGCGGTTAAAGATGAAGGTATCGGTGCTATAATCGGCTAGATTTTCCATAAAAGTTTTTATATACAAAAGCTCATGAGCCTAGAGCATGAGCTTTTTTTATCCTATCAAAATGTGTAAACACGAACTTAAAGCCTGGTGTTTTTTTATCGCAGCGGAACTGATTGTTCTGTTATGCGTTATCTAACCCAAAATATTGAAATAATGAAAAGAGATATTAAACAAATAGTAGAAGAAACTTTTGAAAAGTTTCCTACTGCACAGCAAGTATTTGCAACATCGGACGGAAATGTTTTTTTAGAAGAAAACCGTGCCATGTTACATGCAGGAAAAGACGGTAAATATTCTACCTACACAAAAGATATTGAAGATACGGTTGATACGTCGGATGTTAAATTACGCGGTTCAAAAGAATTGATTGCAGAAATTAAAGCGGTTGAACAATTAGAAGATCTTCAAAAATATATTACAGGTGAAACCCGTAAAACAGTTTTAGATGCTGTTGAAAAACGTACTACAGAATTAACTACAGTTAAGGATGATTCCACAGGAGCAGGATCTGATGTAAAAACAGATGCAGCCAAAACAACTACAACCGCAAACACACAGCAGTAATGGCAGAAATGAACGGTGTAAATATTAATCGTTTGCAAGGTGGTCTAGGACTTACCAATCAGTCAACCGATAATCATGTTGCGTATGTAATTGGTATTCCAAGTGCGGAAGCAGCAGTTGCAACAGCAATTAATAATGCCGGAAAGGGTGTTGTTGTTACATCAGTGTACGCAGTTGAACAATTAGGTATTAATGCTTCGTTTGATGCGAACAATAATGTAAAGGTTTACGAGCAAATAACGGAATTTTTCAGATTGGCACCGGAAGCAACTTTATACTTGTTTGATAAAGCAGTTAAAGCTGATTTAAAAGGTTTTCTTAATGCAAACACAGAAGTAAAAGGTTATGGCTTACATGTGGATTTTTCGGGTGAAACACCGCCTACATTGGCAACGGTAATTGCAGCACAACAAACAATAATTGATGAATTTGCTGTGGAAAACCGCCTTATTGATTTTGCACTTATAGGAACAGACAATTTAGCTGTATATACAGCAGATCTGTTTGCGTTAACTGCACCACAAGTTGCGGTAATTGTTGCCTGTAAAAACAATGACGGTTTAACAGCAATAGGAAGTTCGTTAGGTATGTTAGCAGTTCGTAATATTAATGAGAATTTAGGTTCTGTTGATATTCAAACAAAACCATTAACCAAGCGCGGTTCAATCAGTTATCCGTTAACCGATGTGAATTTAGGTGTATGGCTTACAGCTTATTTAAGCGATAAACGCGAAATGCGAGTAATTGACAAAGCGGTACTTACCGATCTGATTAACAAGGGTTACACAGCCGTTGCAAGTTATGAAGGCTTTGCAGGTATGTATTTTACCGATAGCTGTACCTGTATTGAACGTGCAAGTGATTACGGCAACATTGAAAATAACCGTGTTTGGAATAAAGCTGCACGAGTTATTCGCCAGGCTTTACTTCCTTATGTAAAAGGTGTTGTAAAGAAAGATCCAACAACAGGTTTTATTGCATCCACAACAGCAATGCAGTGGCAAACAGTTGGTGAGAAATCATTGAAGACAATGCAGAATAACGGTGAAATATCGGGTTATGATTTGCAGATCAACCGTGAACAGGTTGTTAATAGTACATCACCAGTACAGGTAAAAGCTTTGGTAGTTATGGACGGTATTGTACATGAGTTCGAAGTGTCGTTAGGTTTAACCAATTCAATAAACTAAGATGGAAACATTAATTGTAAATAAATTCGGTACCGTACAGGGTTGGAGTAATATCACATTTAACATGTTGGGTAGAGATGTTGAAGGAATAACTAAAATTACCTACGATGATACTTTAACCAAAGAAAACGTTTACGGTGCCGGAAACATGCCAATTGGCAGAAGTAGAAGTAATTATGAGGCTAAAGCTTCAATTACTTTGTTGAAAGAAGAAAATGATGCTTTATTAAATTCATTACCACCAGGAAAGCGTTTACAGGATGTTGCGCCTTTTGATATTCCTGTTAAGTACGAGATTGACGGTGTAATTAAGTTTCATATTATCAGAAATGTTGAATTTACAAACAATAGTGTCGATGTATCGCAGGGTGACGGTTCTATTGCAGTAGATCATGAGTTGATTGTTTCACATATTGATTGGAATGTAGTTTAAGATGAATAAACAAATAATTAAGCTTCATACTGATTCTGATATAGAACAGGAAGCAGCAAAGGTTGGTGGTAAAAGAAATCTTCGCGAAGTGATCGTAACTACCGATGATGGGTACCAATATGAATACCTGGTAAAAAAACCAAACCGCAGCGTAATGCAGGCGATATCGGAATACGAGCAAAAAAAGAATATTTCGGCTATTGAAAAATTAATGGTTGGTTTGGTTCTTATCGGTGACAAAGAAGCTTATGAGCATGACGGGGCAATCTACACCACATTGTTAACCGAAATCGGCAAACTTGTACACACTGCAAAAAGCGAAGTAAAAAAGCTGTAGCGGGTTTTTTCTTAGATCCCACGACAGAAAGAACCGATGGTTTTGAATATGATAAAGTGGATGCAATTATACGCGTCCACTTTAATATGGATCCAAAAACATTGACAGACGAAGAATACTACAAGTTATACCAACAGTGGATCTATGTTGAAAACATAAGAAAAAACGCGTACAAAGAAGCACTTATTGAAGTGCTGCAATTAATAAAATTATGAGTAATCAGGTAACAACATCATGGATATTGGATCTAGTCGACAAAATGACGAAGCCAATGAGAAATGCCTTTAAAAGTGCCACTTCTTTAAGTGATGCAATGGATGATGTTACAAGCTCAATTACACGAACCGAAAAGGAAGCAAAGGAAGCTTTAGGGAAAGCCCAGGAGCATTTTAAAGATACTAAAACAAGTGTAAAGAAACTTGAAGATGAATTGCAGAAGCTTGAACAGGCTTACGAAAAAGCAACACCCGGACAGGAAAAATTAAAAGCACAAGAAGCTTACGAAAAAGCTAAACAAAAAGTTGAACAATACAGAGTTTCTCTACACGGTGCTGAACAGGATGTAATATCACTTACAGGTGCAGTTGAAAAATTTACCCAAAAACAAGCTCGTTGGCAGGATACAATTACCGGAATTAACCAAGGTATTGAATTGATGCAAAAAGCAAATGATTCAATGAGCTTTGCAGCCGATATTAAAGATTACTCTACAGAAGTTCAAAGGTTAACGGGTTTACAGGGTGAAGCGTTGGATGAGTTTGTTGCAAAAGCTATGAAGTTGAAAAAACTTGAAGGTGCAGATCCAATGGGATTGCTTCGCTCTGCTAATGCAATGACGCAATTTAACGGAGGTGGTTTAATTGAAAACCTTGATTTAATTAAGGAAGGTTACGATAAGGCTGCCAATTCTAATGGTAATTATACAGATCAGTTATTCGAATATCAAGGCTTTGTAAAACAGTTGGGAATGACACAAAGGCAATACATCGCTTTTATTTCTCAATCCAATAAAATGGGGGTTTTCAATGACAAAGCTATTGATTCGATGAAAGAAGCTAACATGGCTTTACGCGAAATGCAAAAACCACAGGTAGATGCGTTGGCGGGAATTGGATTGACACCTAAAGATATTGAAGGTAAAACATCAATGGATGCCATAAAACTGATAAGCGAAAAAATGAAAACTGCTAGTACACAGGCTAGACAGTTGGTAATGGCTGATATTTTTAAAGGTGCGGGTGAAGATGCTACTGAAAAATTTGTTGAAGCTTTAAGTACAATGGATTTGGATCTAACCAAATTGCCTGCTGTTGAACGTTCAGCAAGTGGTTTTAGAAGTTGGATAAGTGATTTAAGTACAAGTGCCGGGCAAATGTTCGGGAATGTTGCTACTTATTCAAGGGAGTTGATGCCGATGTTTATGATTGTCAGCAGTGCGATACCAATTGTGCAAATGCTTTCTAAAGTAACCTGGATACAGACAATTGCCACAAAAGCACAGGCAGCAGCACAATGGTTGCTTAACGCAGCCATGACGGCAAACCCTGTCGGGTTAATCATTGCAGGTGTTGCGGCATTAATAGCGATAATCGCCTTGTGTTGGACGAAGTTTGAAGGTTTCCGTACAGTAATTTTTAAGGCTTGGGAAGCAATGAAATTATTCGGTAATGTTATTAAAGACTACGTTGTAAACCGATTTAAAGAATTGTTATCCGGTCTTACCGGAGTTGCAAAGGCAATCGGTCACTTATTTAAGGGTGAATGGCAAAAAGCCTGGGATACAGGTAAAAATGCCGTAACAGATCTAATGGGTGTTAAAAGTGGTGCTAAAGCAGCATCGGAATTTAAAAACGGTTGGAACGGTGCCATGCAAAAAGGCGATTTGGCAAGTAAAGAATACACAGCTAAACAAAAAGCCAAAGAAAAAGAAAAAGCACCAAGCAGTGTAAACGCCCATTTAAATTATAAACCCGATGTATTGGGCGCGGTTGCACCCGATGACAAAACAAAAAAGAAAGGCGGTAAAGCAGGAACTGGTGAGGGTTTAAATGTTGGGAGTGGTTCAAATGGTATAAGATCTATCGTACAGACTTTAAACATAACAAACAATTTCAGTGTATCGAAAGACACGAATGTTCGTGATTTAGCAGATAAGGTGGTTAGTTATTTAGCTGACGGTTTAAGAGACAGTGTAATTAATATTGGCGGATAATGGAAAGTAAATATGTAGTAACAGAAATATTCAGAAAAGTATTTGGTATAAATATTCCTTTTTACATCACAGAAGATTTAAGATCCAAAGCACCTAACAATATTTCTTTTTCGGGAATAGAAACCCTGCCTAATTATACAGATTCTAGAGATATGTCTTGGATGGGTACGCCTGTATTATTCAATGCAACTTTTCAAGGTGGAAAATATTTGGAGTATGATATGAAAGGTGAATTGGTAGAAAAAGCGCTTCAAACTTTTTCTTTACCGCCTGCAACAATGTTTCAGTTCCGTCGTGCTAAAAACATAACTAGAACAAATGTTTTAGGCAGCAACGGAACGGTGAAAGAAATTTTTGGTTTTGATGACTGGGTTATTGATGTACGAGGTTTGTGTTTGGACGAACCGAACCGAAGCGCACAAAGCCAACTAAAGGAACTTTTAAAATTTGAAAGTCTTGCTGATTCAATTGAAATCGTGGGTAGTCTTTTTACAGATCGAAATATAAACCGCGTTTGTTTACAAGATTGGAATGATAACATACCACAAGCGACACCTGGTGTAGTAGCTTTTCAGTTTCAGTTGATAAGTGATGAAGCAATTGAAATAATTTATAACCCATGACTTTAGCAATGTGTTGTAAAATCGTTTTTCATAAAAACGAACGAAGGGATCAGATTGTTATTAGACGGGTACACGAAATCGAATTTAAATCAAGCTTTAAAGAAATGGTTTCGAAAGGATCTATTTCATTGCCACGTAATGTTACCGATTTTAATAAACGTAAGGTTCGGGATGTTTTTCAACGCGGTGATGCACTGACAATTTACTTTGGTTATAACGGCAGATTATATGAAGAATTTACCGGGTATATAAGCCGTGTCGGTGCTGATATTCCGATAAAGATTGAATTTGAAGATGAAATGTTTAAGATAAAGCAAATGCCTGTAAACTATTCATCTAAAAGCACAACCCTTGAAAGCCTGCTTAAAACTATTGTTCCGGGTTATAACATAAATGCGCTTGACGGTGTTACTCTTGGTTCTGTTAGATTGGCAAAAACGCAGGTAGGTGCAGTATTGGATAAGCTTCAAAGTGATTGGGGTTTGTACACCTGGATGGATGGTAAAATGCTTGTATGTGGAAAATACTACACAACCAAAACCGAAAGCGCAACAGTCCCATTTCATTTAGAACGCACTTGTGTTAGTACATCGCTGAATTACCGCAGAAAAGATGAAGTACGCGTAAAAATAAAGGCAGTTTCTACATTGCACAACGGCAAAAAAATATCTGTTGACAATATAGGCGATGCAGACGGTAACGAAAGGCAGCTAGTGTTTTACAATATAACAGTCCTTGCAGAATTAAAAGAACTGGCTCAAAAGGAATACGAACGCTTTAAACAAGATCGTTTTGACGGATCCTTTACAGCTTTTGGAATACCAACAGTTAAACACGGGTTAAAAGTTAATCTTAAAAGCTCGCTTTATGATGATCGTAACGGTGTGTATTACATTGAAGCAGTAAGTAAAACATTTAATATTAACGGTATTAGGCAAGAAATAACTTTAGGCGATAAGATCAATGACGGCAATAGCAGACTTTAGTAAAATACTTAATCAGAAAAACAAAGAAACTATTGCGGTTGCCAATGTATGGGCAAAAGTAATAAGTGTTGACTGGGAAAATAAAACCTGTGATTGCATAGGCTTACTTGATGATCTTGAAATCTATGATGTAGTATTAGGAATTGGCGAAATCGTCAAGAAACCCAAAAAAGACAGTCTTGTTTTATTGGGTGTAATTAACGGTAATGATGCGAATGCTTTTTTAATACATGCAGAAGATACCGAAGAAATAAGTTTTACAACAGGAAAATCAAATCTAACCATTAAGGTTGACGGATTTGTTGTAAAGCAGAACAATGAAAGTTTAAAGCAGGTTCTTAACGATTTGATTGACGAATTAAACAAAATCATAGTTATCCAGGGAAATACAATAAATGTGGCTGCAATGAACCTGATTAAAGAGCGTTTAAATACCATTTTAATAGAATAAAATATGGCATCAATTACCAAAGAAGCACTATCGGTATTACTACAAAAAGCTTTTGATTCTCAAAGTGATGTTGTTGTAGATCCAAAACAGGCAAGGAAAAAATTAGCCGATGATATAGCTAGTGCCATTGAAAAATATGTGGTTATGCGTGAAACGGTTGTAACGGGTACTTCTGCTACAGGCGGAGCGGTAACGGGTAAAGGAATTATACAAGGCGATTGATATGGCAGGAAAAGGAATGTTATTAGATGAAAACAATGATTTGATCGTAAAAAACAAATCGTTGCAAATTGGTGAAACGCTTATGCAGGAAGTTTCAATAATCCTACAGATGAACCAGGGCGAATTAAAGTCAGATCCTTTGTTGGGTGCAAATATCGTAAACCTTGTAAAAACTAATCAAAGCCGTTTCGAACTTGAAAAACGTGTTAAAACACATTTAGCAATTGATAATAAAGATTACAACGAAATAAAAGACTTAATAACAACACACGTAAAAAAATGATACAGTTTTTATCAGAACATCTAATAAGCTTACTAGGTTTTTTGTTTGGTAGCGGTGGTATTCTCCTTTGGTTTTTAGAAAAGCAAAAATACAATGAAACAATAGCCGGGATGAAGGCTGAAAATGAAAATAAGGAAATTGACAACGACGGTAAGATAATTTCATTATATCAAAAATCCCTTGATGATTTGCATTCCCGGTATGAAATTAAGTTTAAAGATTTGGTTGATACATACGACCGAAAAATAAAGCTTCTTAATGAAGAAAATGAGCTTCAAGGAAGAATTATTACTTCGTTAAAACGTGAAAACCAAGATTTGAAAAATAGAATTAAAGAATTGGAACGATGAAAAAAGTAAGCGTACTGTATAATCAAAATCTTCTTGATGTTGCTGTTCAATGTCAAGGTGATATTAGAAGTGTTTTTGAAATAGCATTGGATAATGACAGATCTATTACAGATGCACTGGCGATTGATGAAAAGCTGAACATAAAAACATCACAGTACGAAAATCTTGATATTGAAGAATATTTTAGACGAAGAAATCAGCAGATCGCAACTGCATCGGCTGATGATGAAAATATAAACGACACATCAGATTACGTTTTCCCACAGGTTTTACCATTTATATTATAGTTATGGCACGTGAGTTAAAAGAAATAAAACTACAGATTACAGATCAGTGGATATCAAACGAAACCATTATTGAAAAATACGAACTGGATCCGGTAAAAACATTCGAAGAACAGTTTAGTAAAGTTTCAATTGAAAACATACTATTTAACGTGATCGCTTTTGTTATATGGTTCTTTGAAAAGTTGTTGGATCAAAACCAAAGCGAAATAAACGAACAAATTGCAAACAGCCGTATTCATACCCGTAACTGGTACCGTGAAAAAGCCCTTGCTTTTAGGTTTGGTTATAGTTTGACTGAAACCGATGTTTATGATGATACAGGCTTAACCGATGAGCAGATTGCCAATTCAAAAATTATCGCCAATGCTGCACCTGTAAAAATGCAAGGCTATTTACGTATGAAGGTTGTAAAAATGGTTGGTTCAGAACTTGCACCGCTTTCGATTGCAGAACTGAATGCTTTTACAAGTTATATGAACAATGTAACTGATGCCGGAACTTATGTTATTTCTACATCTGACGAAGCGGACGATTTAAAACTAACATTGGATATTTATTACAATCCCGAAATATTGGCGGGTGATGGTTCAAGATTAGACGGAACCGGAAGTACACCTGTTTTGGATGCAATTAAAGATTATTTAAAATCACTACGTTTTAACGGTGCATTTGTAGAAACCAATCTTCAAGATGAATTACAGACAGTTCCTGGTGTAAAAATGGTAAAAATTCTTGGTGCGTGGAGTAAGTACGGGACGCATAGTTATGATTCAACATCTAATAAAAATGTCGGTAAGATAAACGAGGTTAGAATTACCGATGCAGGTTATATGAAGTTAGACGAACAAACCAGTACTATAAACTTTTTCCCTTATGCCGATTAAAAAAATATACAACGTCAATTGGTTTAAGCTTGTGCGCGATCTGATTTTACCAACGGTTAAAAAGTCGGTATTGTTGGCTTTTATTGATTGCTCTTTAGCTCCGATACGAACTAAGCACGATGAATTTTTAAGGTTCAAGACTGACTCGGAATACAGAATAAACCACAACGGACAGGTGTGTTATCTGCAAAAGATGTTGAATGATAAATTTGATAATACACTGCGCAGAATAAGGGTAAATAATTTAAAACCCCGCTTGCCTTTATGGATTTATACAATTGACGATGATAAGCCAATTTATATACATACTTCAACTGATTATCCAGTGTACATCTATAACGATATAGATTACTATTTAGAGTACGATTTTGAAGTGTTTATACCGTATTCATTAAACAGTTTTAAAAATCAAATGAATGCGCAAATTAATTATTACAAATTATTTTCCAAACAATATAAAATTGTTGAAATATGAAAAAGGTTATTCCATCGGGAACTGGTTTCCCA